CACTTCCTATGTGGAGAATACTGTGTCTAAACATCCTTTAGGTCCTTGGACCGAGATCACAGCCTCGTCGAAAACATTTCCCGGCGAGGAATATATTGTGAATGGTTACCCGCAACCGAACCAAGATGGTCCGGTTACGTTTTTGCTCAGTGCGAATCGCACTGGTGTCAATAACGGTTACCATGATGGAAAGAAACCCACAGTCCCTTCTTCAGCTAGCTTAGTCGAAACCTTCGTTGAAGCTCGTCGTTGTGATTGGCATTGGGCTGGTAATCATTCTTACAAGAAGATTATCAACCTGCCAGTAAATCCAACGGCAATGAGCGACAACAAGGAGAAAGCGAAAGCACTAGCGTTTCAGAAATTGATCCAAAAGCAACAATCAGCCTTGACTGGCTTAGTTAGCTTAGGTGAGATCAAAGAAACTGTAGGAACGTTTGCACAACTTGCCAACTTAATAGTCACGCTCCATAATGGAAGCGCCAAATCCTTGGTAAAACGACTAATTAAGCACAGGCGAGCTGCAGCACCTGCGATTGCGAGAATCATAGCCGATGCGACCTTAACGGTCAATTTTGGGATTAAACCCTTAATTTCGGATATTGAGAATCTTATCGAAGACATAGACCGTACTCAAGATAAATCACCGCCTAGCAAGGTCATCCGTTCCAAATGGATTGACCGTCAGCAAAAGCAAGTTGAGATACCTTGGGGTTTCGGTTACGTGCAGGGCAATTGTAAAGCTCTGACCGAGGTCAAGACCCTTGTGAAAATGGGCTACACTATCCGTCTGGACAAGATGGAACGTGTGGCCCGGAACCGCAAGGATTTCGGACTCGGGTTTGAAGATATAATTCCCACGCTTTACGAGCTTACGCCGTACTCGTGGCTTCTTGACTACTTCACCAATACTGGCGACTACGTCAATCTCGCGTCCCTCTTACGAGGCACGTCCGAGAATGGCTGGATCGTCGTTATTGAAGAACGGAAGGATACTAAGGTGTCGTGGGCAAAATTCGCCCTCCCTCAGTACCCTATGTCCGGATCTCCCGGAGTAGTCGCGCAACGCAGTTTCACCTTTAACCGTGATCCCTTTGACGTGGATACCTATGTGCCTGAATTTCAGGTCAGGGTACCGTCAATCGCTCAAGCTGGTAATATATTAGCTTTAGCAACGTCTAGACTTCTTAAACCTCGCAACATGACGGGTCTTTATGGCAGTAACAAAGCCAGGGAGATCAATCATTTGATGCGCGGAGAGAAAATCTATTCAGGGTCATCAACTATTCATAAATTTTATTAGGTAACAACCATGTCATATACAATGACTGGAGCCGTAACAGGCTCCGCACAAACAGGCTTCACTTCTCCTACGTACACTCTATCTGCTGATTCTCCGATTGACAACCGGAGTCTGCAGTCGGCCGTTCTGGCCATAGGTGGTACACAGGCGGGTGTCGCCGTTCATAGCGTAGATGCACCTTTCACTGTATCCGTGAGACGGCCTTCAAGGTTGAAGACTAAACTCATGGCTACTTTGAATAGTATCACAGGCCGTTACTCGAAAATCCCTGCCAACGAATACAGTATTCTGGTTCGTAAAGCAGCGCAGATCGATGATGGCCAGTGGGTTACAAATGAATACCGTATTACTTCAAAGGTATTCGCCGGTACCGAAACATATGATGCTCCCAACGTTAAAGCTGGGATTTCATGTGCAATCGGGTTTGCGAGTCAAAACTCTGCCGGCATGGGCGATACTGTCTCCACTGGAGTTCAGTAGTCCCTGTAGTTTGTAATCTGTTTCTTAATTTACCTCTTGGGTGATTATAATGTGTGATAAATCTATGCCGCTCTTTGACGGCTTTATCAGTGAGATTCAACATGACCTCTCAAAAACCACGCCGAAGGTTCCGGCGCCCCTCCACCAGGCCGTTATGGCTGGTGAGGTGCGCCGGGACTCCGGCCTTCCTATTTCTGTACATCTTGGTAGGTACTATGCTATCCATAGCATCGGTCCTGGACTGCGGAAACGATTCATCGGGCACACTGTGTCAGATGAATCTACCGTTGTTAGCCCTGATGTCAGAAGCGCTCAAGCTGCTACTAGTTTCCTAGAGGCTAATGAGCGTTCTAAGGTGTACAATAGTACGTTCTCGTACTCTTCCTTAGACTACTTACCAAAGCTAGTCTTGGGGGAGATGCGGGACGCATTGTACAGGATTTTTGAGGAACAAGTGGATAATCCCCTTAGCTTAGGGGCGCTTGCGGAAATGTTGAAATCAGGCCCTGGTGCGTCATCCGACGTTACTGGTGATCCTGGTTCATATGGGAGGCAAGCTGACTCAGAGATGAGTTTCTCGTCTTCCCGTGTGAAAAGGGTGTATAAGTTAATCACCCGAGTTACCCGCATAAGCTACATCGCAGAAGCATACCGCGATATGGCACATGGGGTCAACGACTCACTGCATGCAACAGCAACATTCCTTACCGTTCCAAAAACTAACGAAAAAGACAGAGGTATCTGTACCCAGCCCTCCGGTAACATGGCCATCCAGTTGAGTATACATGGTATACTAATGGGTGTCCTGAAACGGTGGTATGGTATAGATATTGAGACTCAGCAACCTAAGAATCGGCTACTTGCCGAATTAGGAAGTGTAGGCTCCACGCACATGAAAAATCGTACGTGGGATTTCTGCACGCTGGATCTCAAACAGGCTAGTGACTCCATTACGATTGCGATCCTTCGCTTCGTTTTACCCCGACGTCTGTACGTGTTACTTCGCGTTGCGCGGTCCCCAAGCATGGAAATGCCTGATGGAACCGTACACAAGAAGCACATGTTCAGTACAATGGGAAATGGATTCACTTTCTCGCTTATGACTCTGTTGTTCTCTGCGATGGTAAAAGTCATC